ACTCTCCAAAGGGAGGCTATATGCCGCTCGATCTCATGGATGAACTTCTGGCTGTGTTGGTCCAAGTAGTACTTTGGGTCTTCACAAACCTTGGTATCATTCAGTAGGATCGTTTGACGAAGGTCATAATGACCTTGAGAGCCTAGGGTGGGGGGGTAACCCCCTGCCCTAGATCTCTATAGCCTTCCGATGGGAGTGGTCTCTAAGAGCCAACCCTCAATGATTGAGAATCTCTTTAACCTAAGAAGGATCTGTATGGCTAACAATGTAATTGTTGACCTTCACAGTGACGGTCGGACCTACATCATTGTCACATTCTTTTTGAAGAATAGACGTGGTGTAGAGAAGACCGAGCTGTATCCTTTTCCCGGGCCTTTTATTGCCCTGGAAGTGGTACAGTCCTTCCGCCAGGATCCGATCGGAGAGAAAATCTCTGACCAGGATCTTGACGAAGTTTTGGAGAAACTCTTGATCCTTCGTTTCATGACGTGTTTCGAGGGAACTTCCATAACACCTCTTCAGTTCGAAGAGCTGTACGGGGAGTATCCTTTCGAAGTTACGCTTGAGATGAGGGAATCAATGAGGGGGAAGCTCAGGAACTCGGACTGGTCCGAGTTCCCATATCAGTTTAACAAGCTAAAGAGGACCCATGGAGACCATTGACTTCCCGCTAGTCGTTTCGGAGTTTCATCCGAACTTCTGGTGGGAATCTTTGATCCTCATGGTCACACCTCTTTTAGCTTACCTGATATGCCTCAACGTTGTTGAGGTTGGTCTCTCGGCTATGGGAGTGATTCCATGGCCGAGTTAAGTCCCTTCCTTAACAATAACCCAAAGGAATTGGCCTTTTCGTTGGGCCAGATGAGTAGGGAGCAGAATCGGGCTCGTTATGATGCCGTTGAGCTTTCCGTTTACGAAGGCGATAGGCTGGTGGCCACCAGTGGCGCCTTAAGGATTCCATCCTTGAGGAACCATTACAGTGTCCACCGCATTTATCGCCGTCGGGACAGAAGGCTTCGCGGCTACATGACGTACACCCGCTTCTTAAACTCCTTTCCTTATCGAGTGAGGCTGCGCATGAACGTTGTCTGGGTCTGGATCGGTAATTCCGGCCAGATTCAGATTACGTTGAACGGCAGCTCGGCTCTTTCCTCGAGGCTTCTGCGTAAAGCTAAGTCTCGGTTGGTAGGTAAGGCTAAGTCCCCCTACCGGGCTCGCACCAAGGTTCCTCGATCTTCTACCTTACGACCGAGTCCTGAAGTCGTCAACCGTCAGTTTTTACGGACGTTTGAAAGCGGTACTGCTGGAGTGCGAACAGCACTTTCGCAAACCGTTGTTCCAGTCTTGTCTCATCGACGAGAGTGGACCGGCTCTAGGACTCCTAACTTCGGTAGATTAAAGGCAGGACAGTTACCCTTTAATGGGCATTCTGTCAAGCTTGTCGAGTGTTTGGAGGATAAATACTCTAAGTATCAGTGGCAACCTGCCTCTGGTAACTGGGAGTTAAATATCTATCCTTACACCGAGGTGTACGCCCCGCCCCTGCCGCCTGCTGCAATTCATTCGCAGGAGGCGGTAAACAAGGCAATCAAGAGGTTGATTGACCAAATGCAGGCCGGGATTCAAGCGAATCTCGCCCAAAATTTGGCTCAATACGGTCAGGTTACGAGTATGATAGCTGGTACAGCTACCAAGCTAGTGACCGCCGCTAAGCAACTGAAAAGGTTTAACTTTTTAGGAGCTTTCAACACCTTGACTGCTGGACGAAGCATTCCCCAAGGTTTCAATCCGAATAAGCTCTCCCGTGCTAAATCTCTTGCCAGTAACTGGCTCGAGCTGCAGTACGGGTGGAAGCCTCTTCTGAGCGATATCGAGGGGACTTTGCAAGCGATTCCGACGTTAACAAACGTTGGTTCGTTCGTCCGGAGCGTTCGCAGTTCCGCTAGTGCATTGAAGGAATACTCGGTTGACTTCCCACCCGGGAACGCGCTTATAGGTTTTAGTAATTCAGGGAAAACTACTTTCCTGAACCAAACTAAGACCAAGTTCGTTATCCGGTACCGGGAATCCAATCCGGGTCTTGCCTTTGCTGCACAAACGGGCTTCACAAACCCACTTAACCTCGCGTGGGAAATTCTCCCATTCTCCTTCGTAGCGGACTGGTTTCTACCGATTGGCCCCTACCTTGAATCGCTAACAGCGTTTCAGGGTTTGGAGTTCGTCAGTGGCGGCCGGACCAACTTTACGAGGGTTCGAATGGATTCTGCCATCAGTTACAATGGTGCTGTTTCAGGTGAACCGACCGTTCAGGTCAATTACCAAGCCGCATACCGTGAGCAACAGATATGGCTTAACCGGGTAGCTCTTACAGAGTTTCCTAGTTTGACCATTCCTTCTGTTAATCTACGCGGTCTGTCTGGCGGGGTAAGAGCTCAGAACGCAATCGCTCTTCTGACTCAGTTCTTTCGTAATAGAGGTTGATGGTTTCCAATCTTTAGAAAGGAAGTACTCACATGTCCGCTATTGCGGCAGTGAAACTGAGCGGCATCCTCGACCATTCGCTTGCTCGTCTTACGACGAGTGCGACGGTCGGTGTCGACTCTACTCTGAGCCCCCAAGGGATTTCCCCTCTGGGTGTCGCGGAGTGGCATGACCGTAGCGGTGGTATTGCTATCGGTTATCCGCGCCTGACGATGTCGGTACGTCCGCCTACTAAGGCGAGCCGTATCTTCAAAGTTCAGGCGAAACTCGAGCTCCCGACTCTCGAGCAGACGTCCGCCTCGACGATGACCGGTATTCAGCCGGCGCCGACGTTGGCGTACAAATGCGCGAGTATCATGGAGTTCTTCCTGCCGGAGAGAAGCACCCTGCTGGAGCGTCAAACGCTCTTTAGCCGGACTGCTAGCCTCTTCGCTCGAACCGTGAACGCCTCCGACGGTACCCCCACTGATTCAACGGGGTCGCCGCTGGAAAGCGCCGTCACGACGTTCGAAACCGTTTACTAATTAAAACCTAGTAGACGATCGCAGGCTGAACTCTAGGAGCTTACCATGTCTTCTAAGAAGCACGGTGGTCGATTCCATAAAGGAATCGCGAGTTACCGCGTTCCCGAGGGTTTGGAATCCTCGGTTATCTCTGAGTACTTGTCAGCTCTTGATTGTCCTCGAGCGCTAACTGTTTTCTTGCTTCATAGCAATATGGAGCACGAGCAGCTAGCAAAACTCGAGTTCAATCCTAAGGACTACAATTCACTCGTAGACCTTAGATCTGCTTACTGCGCTACCAAGTTCTTGTCGAAGTTTAAGGGGTTAACCCTAGACTACGATTTAGACGAAGTGGCGCTGAAGAAGTTCGATGAGTTTGAACTTCTTTGCAAGCAGACGAATCGTCGTTTTAGGGACTTATCTGCCGACCCCTTATTCAAGGGCCGTGCCGTTTGGCTGCATAACGCAGTCATTCGTAAAATAGATAAGATCCTTGGCGACTTTTCGGCTGATGAGTTCTTCGAGATGCCTAACTGGGGTCCTGGTGCCTCTACGTTGATAAAACGTAGGGAAGCCAGTCCAGTCAAGAAGTTCCGGTGTGAAACCGGGATCACGCGTGATCTGTACAGCCTTATTCCCTGGGAAACCCTGGAGGTTTGTTATCCTCTTTGGGCGTACCAGCTTGTCGATTCGGGATTTCCGAATTTTCAAGTTGGGAATAAGGTGATCACTGTACCGAAGGATGCGTCAACCAATCGAGTTATCGCCGTCGAGCCTGGGATCAATTTATGGTTCCAGAAATCGGTTGGCGACATGATTGGTAAGCGCCTCCGCCGGTATGGGGTCGACTTACGCTATCAGGAGAGAAACCAACAGCTGGCTCGGATTGGTAGTAAGACCCAATCCTTGGCAACTATTGATCTATCTTCAGCTAGCGATTCCATTGCGTCCTCCGTCGTCGAAGAATTGCTTCCTCGTCGATGGTGGATGCTTTTGGATGCTTGTCGATCTCATTACGGCACTCGTAGCGGGGCCCAAGTGAAGTGGGAGAAGTTCTCCAGTATGGGGAACGGCTTCACATTTCAACTTGAGTCCTTGATCTTCTACGCAGTAGCAACTTGCTGCGCAGATTATCTCTCACTCAGTTCATCTGACGTGAGCGCATATGGGGACGATGTTATTATCCCCACTGCGTGCTACGAGGTGTTCTCTGAGATGATGAGTTTCTACGGCTTTCGCGTAAACGTTAAAAAGAGTCATTTCGACTCAACGTTTAGGGAGAGCTGCGGTGCTCATTTCTTCTCAGGCATTGACGTCAAGCCAATCTATCTTAAAGATAGAGTTGACTCGGTTCCAGCGGTTTTCCGCCTAGCAAACGCAGTCCGTCGGCTCGCTCATCGCCAAAACGCAAGAATTGGCTGTGATGCTCGCTTCCGGAGAACGTTTGAGCTCCTTTATCTTTCGGTTCCGGTCGCTTTACGCTTCCGGATTCCTGAAGGTTTAGGAGATGGTGGTTTCATCTCGAACTTTGATGAGGCTACCCCTAGTCGCGTTAGAAAGGGAATTGGCGCGGGTTATCAGCCCGCTCCCTTTTCCGCTCCTAACGTGGTGGAGGTAAGTAAAACTTACTACGACGATACGATCGGCTATTTACTAGCTGCTCTTTGGCAGTTGCGTGCAGACGGAGACCTTGATTTTGGTTTCCGCGAGCACGTAGCAAACGTCGTGTATCGGAACCTCGAGAGAGTTTCTGATGAACGCCGTACTAGGCTCCAAGCGATCGCGAGCTTTCTCCGACCTTCTACCCAAGAGGGATATAACTCTGTTCCTCTTAATGGTAGAACTCGGTTTAAACTCGTGAATAGCCTGGTTCAGCAGTGGTACGATCTCGGGCCGTGGATTTAATCGCGGCCTTTTCCTATACGCAAGGCTGAAAAGCCGAGCTTCGG